CTCCCGCAGAAGCAGGAAGCCCATGATTGCTATAAAGATCATTCGTCTATCGTCACGTATAGGAACCAGGGTGGCTCGCGCGCCGCTTTTTTGGTAAACACAAGACCGCCTCGCGCGGAGAAATAACTCCCCATGCGAGGCGGTCTTTTTATGCATCCCTGCGATCCTGACCCTGTCATTTCAGGCATCGCGGAACGGCATACAATCCCTGCGCCAACACATCCCTTATCAATCAGTGCATGTGAAATTCCTAATTGTTCCCGATGACCTTCACCCCGTCATCTACAAGCACTTGTACAGTGTCTCCGCAGTCTGATACATCCACCGAGGTCAGACTGTTAGCCCTCAGGTCCAGCTTGGTGAGGTTGGTGAGACCCGACAGGTCCACCGAAGTCAGATCGTTGTCGTTCAGGTGCAGTGCGGTGAGGTTGGTGAGGCCGGACAGATTCACCGAAGTCAGATTGTTGTGTTCAAGGACCAGCTCGGTGAGGTTGGTGAGGCCAGACACGTCCACCGAGGTCAGTATGTTGCTGCTCAGGTCCAGCGCGGTGAGGCTGGTGAGGTACTGGATGCCCGTAGCGTCCGCAATACGGTCACCATAGGCGTCCAGGATCGTGGAATTCGCGATCTCTTCTGCACTGAGCTCGTTGTCGTCGTCTGTGTCGAACAAAGATTGCACCGCTCTACGGAAGTTCTTGTCGGGGAAGTGCGCCTCGTCGAGGGGGACGCTGACGTCAGGCTTCACTTCCAGTGTGGACGAGTCCTGTTCCGGAGAAATGTTTTCCGTCGTTGTCGTCGTCGTCGCTGCCGTCGGCGTAGCCTTGTTTCCTCCGCATCCAAAAAGAGACAGTGCCATAAGTCCCATAACGGCGATTGTTGTAAGCCTTTTCAAAGCATTCATGATGACCTTCCATATTTAGTCGGTTCGTTTTCAACCGGACAGCCGCGCTCCGCCATGCCAGACGGCTGAACGATGCGGCCACCCCGAATCAGTAGTAAAGAAACCGAGATCCCAGAGCACCTGTCTTTCAAGCGCTCAAACCATGATACATTGCCTTACGCAAGTGAAATGCCACAAACACTGTCGGATTTCGTGCAATATAGGAACAGAACGATTGTCATCACAACAGGCACATCAAACCAGGACAGCATTCTCACTAAATAAACAAGATGCCTCTCGAATCGTAGACAGAAGCAGCATTGTCATTGCCCATGCGTATCGCCCGGTCGAGCGCCATGATGGTTGCGATTGCGCCGTCGATCTTCTCGGTTGACTTCTCCTTGTCGGCCTTGATGTTGCCTGCCGGGTCGGTGCGGATGAAGATGTTGTCCATCATCCAGCGGAGAACCGGATGCCCGCCGTGCGCGATTTTCTTCTCGAGCACGAGCTTCATCAGCTCCTTGGTCGGAGGCGACATGTCTTTGAATCCCTGTCCGAAGGGAACAACGGTAAAGCCCATGCCTTCGAGGTTCTGGACCATCTGCACGGCTCCCCAGCGGTCGAAGGCGATCTCGCGGATATTGAACCGTTCGCCGAGGTTCTCGATGAACTTTTCGATGTAACCGTAATGGATGACGTTTCCCTCGGTGGTTTCAAGAAATCCCTGCTTCTGCCAGAGGTCGTATGGAACGTGATCGCGCCGGACTCTGAGGTCGAGCGTATCCTCTGGCACCCAGAAGTACGGGAGAACCACGTACTTGTCGTCCTCATCCAGCGGCGGGAAGACCAGCACGAAGGCGGTAATATCCGTAGTGGACGACAAGTCCAAACCGCCGTAGCAGACGCGGCCCTCAAGGTCGTCCTCGTTGACAGGGAAGGCGCAGGCGTCCCATTTGTCCATCGGCATCCATCTGACGGACTGCTTCACCCACTGGTTGAGTCGGAGCTGCCGGAAGGCGTTCTCCTCACCGGGATTCTGCTTCGCCGACTCGCAGGCGGCCTTCACCTTGTCGATGCCGACCGTGATGCCGAGCGACGGATTCGCTTTCTTCCAGACCTTCGGATCGGTCCAGTCCTCGGATTCGTCTGCGCCGAAGATGACCGGGTAGAATGTCGGGTCATGCTTTCTGCCGTTCATGATGTCGAGCGCCTTCTGATGCTGTTCGTAGCAGATCGACTGCGTGTCGTTTCCTGCGGTTGTGATCAGGAAGAACAGCGGCTGCATCCTCGCGTCGCCGGAGCCTTTCGTCATGACGTCAAAGAGCTTCCGGTTCGGCTGTGTGTGCAGCTCGTCGAAGATCACGCCGTGCGTATTGAAGCCGTGCTTGTTCGCCACGTCGGCGGACAAGACCTGGTAGAAGCTGTGCGTCGGCAGATATTCGAGGCGCTTCTGAGATTCGAGGATCTTCACGCGTTTGCTGAGCGCCGGGCAGAAGCGCACCATGTCGACCGCGACGTCAAAGACGATCTTGGCCTGATTCCGGTCGGCTGCGCAGCCGTAGACCTCGGCGCGTTCCTCGCCGTCGCCGCAGGTGAGCAGCAGCGCAATGGCCGCTGCGAGTTCCGATTTGCCTTGCTTCTTGGGAATCTCCACATACGCGGTGTTGAACTGTCGGTAGCCGTTCTCCTTGATTACGCCGAACAGGTCACGGACGATCTGCTCCTGCCAGTCGATCAGCTCGAACGGCTTTCCGGCCCACGTGCCTTTGGTATGGCAGAGCTGCTCGATGAACAGGCAGGCATAGTCGGCGAGGTTCTCGTCGTAATGGGAGGTCTTCTCCATGAACCGCGTGACCTTGTATTTCTTCAATGTCCGTACTGCCAATGGAAAATCACTCCCTTCATGGCAAAATAAAAGACCGCCGAAGCGATCTGCGTAATTTCTATCAGTACGAGAGCGAGAGCCGTTCTCAGGCTCTGCTTTCGGAATATTCAAATTCTGGTGTTGCTTAGTTGTACTGCTTCATGAGCACCGCGTAGGCGAGCTGGCTTGCTTCGTCTTCGGGCTCGATGTCCCAGCCGCGGTCGTAGTTCAGTGTGACCTTGCCGCCCACACGCAGCTCCATCTTGGAAATGCGTCCGCCGTCGATTCCGTAATCCTCGGAAGGCTCGTCATAGTGCTTTACCCAGTATTTAACGACTGTGCCGTCAATCAATAAGCTGCCGTTTGTCCACATGGTCAGGCCTCCTCGCTGATGATGAATTCGATGCCGTTCCTGCGTTCCGGCTCCTTGCTGCCGAAGCGGTGGTCGTCGGCTCTGGTGACGGTCTTGAGTCCGTTCATCCGGCAGCCGAGGTTTGTCAGTCCGTAGATTCCGTCCATCAGGCCGGTGCTCTGGTCGGTCACCACAATTGCCTTGATTCCGGCGTTCCGGAGCGTTTCAACGAAGTCGGCCAGCTCGTAGTCCCAAGGCAGGTCGTCGGCCTCGAAGGCATCCGCGCCGTTCCTGAGACTCCGGTCGTAGAGGACCAGCGCCTTGTTCTGACCGGCGGTGAATGGGTACGGGAATTCCTCCTTTTCGCGCCTGTCAAAGGCCTTGACGCCGTCCCAGTTATCAGCGGCGATCATGGCGTCGCGTTCCTTTTCGCGGATGGCCTGCGCCTCGTTGTAGGCGATCGCCGTGTTTCTCATGTGTTCGAAGTAGGTGTTCTTTTCCATCGTGCGTTCCTCCTGATTTTCGCTTGTTTTCTGTGCCTTTCGGCATGTATATACATCACTCTTTCGAGGGTATATAGCAAGTCAATTCGGCCAGATAAATTGATAAATTTCTGTGTCTGAAAATCAGGATTCCTGCGTTTCGCCGGTCATAATGAAATGCACATATTCGCGGCGGTGATCCTCAATGTAGAGGACTAATTCGTAGTATCCGGAATCGAACGCCAGCCGCTGAACCTCGAGAATCGATAGCATATTGACCTTGCCCGTATCTCGGATGGCCATAATCTGTTCGCGTACTTTCTCGTCCATGTCATTCCACCACCTTCCGCACGATGTCCTCGCCGTAGATCACGTTGAGGCCGCTGCCGTTGTCCCAGTGGACCAGCAGGCTGCCAGTGTCGTCGATGCCGTAGACGGTGCCGCGGGTTCCGGCAGGTGGAGCCTGAATGTCATCCATGCGGACGAGCTCCACGCGCGTGCCATCTGGGTAGGTTTTCTTCAGCTGTTCAAGCTGCTCCGGTCTGATCATCCTCATGCCTGCACCTCCTTGTTCTCAGCGGCTTCCTCGGTTGTTTCCTTCTTAGGAACGCCGTTCTTCCAGCTTGAGTTGCCCTCGAGGTTCTGGAGCAGGATTTTCCGTTCCTGCTTGTACTCGCTGCCGATGAATCCGAGCCGGAGCAGGAAGCAACGGAATGCGTACTTCTCGTTTGTGACCGGTGTCTCAGTCGAGCTCGCGCGTTTCAGATTCTTGGAGAGCTTGCAGAGCTGAGCGATAAACATCGTGTAGGCTCTGGTTTCATCCGGCGTGGGCAGTTCCTTGAACCAAGGGAAGGCGATCTTGTCGTCCCGGATCTCGAACCGCAGGTCGTCGATGCCGAGCGCCTTCTTGATGAGCGTTCCCTTGGCCTCGAGGATGTTGGTCAGCGTTCCGACCGCGACCTTGTCGAGCGGAAGTTCGACCGTGAGGCCTGTTTCATCGGTTTCCGGCGCTTCCTCGGCGTCTTCCTCCGGCTCCGGTTCCGCAGGCTCCTGCGGCTCTGGCTCGAATCCTGCGGCGGCGATGGCATCGAGGACCTTCTCGACTTCTTCGGAATCCGCCATGTCGTCGAACTCGAGTCCGCCGTCCTTGGTGACGGTGAAGTAGTCGATCTCGTAGTTGCAGGTCGGCATGAATTTGTATTCTGCCTTGGTTCCGGTGGTATCGGAGATGACCTTGACCAGTTCTTTTCTCTGTGCTCCTGTTACGTTGTAGTTGATTCGCATTGTGTTTACCTCCTTGGTATGCGTTTGTCCGGAAGGCCCTGTGCCTTTCGGCATGTCTATACATCACTCTGAAGGCCTGTAATAGCAAGCGAATCTGCGATATTTCTCCGGTAGAAAATCTTCCGATTATCCGGCTCTGAAACTGTGCTTAGTACACAAAGGAATCAGGCGGTTTCCATCATCTTCAAAGCGTCTTCGTATGTGTATTCCTTCCCGTCGCGGACAAGCTTTACATCGGAAGCGTCCTCGCCGTGTGAATGCAGATAGCGAACAACAGCTACATCTACATACTTTGGTTCAAGCTCTACGCCGTAACAGATTCTTCCGATCTGGTCGCAGGCGATGAGCGTTGAGGCGGAGCCGAGGAACCCGTCAAGCACGAGTCCGTTTGTCGCGGTGCTCT